GAGAGGGGCTATCACGAGTTCGCACCCTCCTCGGATGTTCATGATGGAGACATCTCCCCCTCGGATTGCTCTCGCTGCTGTCTTGCCCAAGCAAATGATGCGTTTGATTCCGGTGGCTTTCAGTTCCTCGTAGAGGAGAGTCTTGCAGGCATCCAGCGGACGCAGGAGCTTTACAGCTTCTTCTCCTTTCTCCCGGGCCTTCTTCTCTCTTCTCCGATTGATTCGAGAAACCTGAATGTTGACCGCTTCCAGGTCATTCTTGGGAGGACGACATCGAACAGTGTTCACGATGTAGCACTTATCCCGAGGAATGTTTAGGGCATTGAGGGCAGCTTGGAGTTCTAAGCCACTCGGACCAACGAAAGGTCTCCCCTCAACAGTCTCGTGCATTCCGGGTGATTCTCCCAGAATGATCACACGATCATCATCGTGCGTTTCAGATAGCACTGGGGTAGCGGCACCGCCCTGATTTAGGGCGCAGTTTTTACAGATTGGGTAGAGCATAGTGTTGGGCTAAAAGGTGGAGGTGGTGGGGGCCTGGTACACGAAACCTGCGGGCGGACGCCCATAATAGTTAGTGAATCCCACCACCTCCGGGAAAGGGAGAGCCACCGTTCATATTTTCTGAACACCCCATCATGATTCGTGAATGGGCGAACGGTGACTCATAAGAACTGGGGCAGCGGGACTCGAACCTGCAACTTCCTGATTAACAGTCAGGCGTTCTTCCAGTTGAACTACACCCCAAGGGTAAGGCATCTATTTGACCACGGACATGCCTTCCTGCTCCGCCGTTTCCATAAAAGGAGAAACATGGGTTAGAAAAAGTTTCTCCTCTCATGCAAGTCAGTCCATAAGAAACTCGAACTCATCAGAAGATGAAGTCGTAGCTACCGGGGCAGAAGCCCCGTTGGTGACGGGAGCTACTTCCTGTTCTTCTACTTGAAAGTCAGCAGGAGCAGGAGCAGCGATAGCCTTCTTCATTTGATTGAAGTAGTTCTCATTGACATAACGATAGTCGGGGTAACTCCCTTCTACTGGACGGCCATTAGCACCCATAGTGGGAGCAGTGTAGTTGAAGTGAACAGTCTTCCCTGCAAGTTTGTCGAAGGGGAACTTAGTCTTCCCTTTCAACTTACCCTCGGGCACACCAGCAGAAACCAAGAAGCCCATAAGAAAAGGCATAGCCTTTGGGTTCAAGGAGAAGCTGTCCTTGTGACGAATCCCGTTCGTCATCATGTAGACGAGCAAACGGTTGGAATCCTCGTAGTGACGAAACTCCAGGATTTGGGCAGAGTGAAGCCCGGTTTCAAGATAGCCGATACCGGCTCCCGCAGGAGAGTGTCCGGTAAAGTCGAGTTCAATAGTTACAGACATTTGTGACTCCTAAGTCAGTCTGGGGTGAAAACCCACAACACACACGCGAGTGGGAAGGATGGGACCGAAAGCAGGCAACTCGGGGGACAAAGGAAAAACCCAAAACCCGCTCTCGGTCCACTAAAGGAATAAGCCCTCTTCTTCCTCGACGGGTCGAGAGAATAGCTCAAGAGCTTCTACGGTTTCGTAATGCTTGATGGTCGCTCGGTGCAATCCATCCTGAAGAGCCCAACGAATGTGAGGGAGTTCTTTCTTGCCTTTGAGATTCTCAACGGCCTTCCGAAGAACATCCGACCAGTTTTCAATACCGGCCTTCAAGATTTCATCACACACACCCTGGGCAACTTTATCAATCCATTCCAATCCTTTAGGATAAGGAATCTGATACCCAGCGGCTCTAAGCCCTTCTGCGATATTCATTGGAGCCATGCCGGGAAAGACAGAAAGCCTGTCTCCGGAGACGTAATCTGGCTGAGGCTCAAAGCAGAGTTGGTACTTCCAAGGGGCAGCGGTAGGCTCGAACATTGCTCGGCCAATCACGTCGACCATGCCGCTAAACTTTTCTGGGAGCTGACCGGGTAGTGAAGGACCACCGCGAACGAACTTACCGCTGCTTGTTCGAGGGGGTTGTTCGTGGCAGTTGAAGATGACAATCATCCCCAGGGCAGTAGCTGCGCGAGCAGCATCTCGGCAGGCGAGCACGTCTCTCGTCAAGGCCGACCACATTCCTCCTCTTCCCTTAGAAGTTTCGTACTCGTTGATAGTAGACTCCACCATCAGGGAGAAGTCATCAATAACAATAGAGGGAACTTTCGTTCCTTTAGAAACGGCAGCTTCAATGGCTGCTGTCGCTTCGGGAACAATCCGGGCAGAGACGGCGTTCAACTTATTGAGTCCCAGAAACCTCTGGGCAGAAAGAAGTCCTGCGGGATCCCCTATGAAGATTCCTGTCGCTCCTGCTGCGGCAGACGCGATTGTTTTTCCGGCTTTACTTGGTCCGTAGAGGCAGATGAATACGCCCCCAACAGGCGAACTGCTTCGACCATTGGATCCATTGGATCCATTCTTAGTAGACATCGATTTCTCCAAACACACACTTGTTGGTTTATGAAAGCTAACACACTGGTTTTTGATCGGTCAACTGGATCACGTCAATGATCTGGTCGAGGGTAACGATCTTTTCGAGGGTAGGGTCTTGTTCGTCTCCACTCTGTAGACGGCGCTGGAGTTCAGAGCCAAAGAAGTGGAGAGCTTCAAGAACAACGGGTTTTTCTTTTTCGGTAATCTTGAGGAGAATCACCACGCACACTCCTCACACACCTTGGGGGTGTAGTCGATCGTCGTATCATTCACAGGGATCAGTTCGTCCTCTGGCACCATGGCATCACACTCCTCACACTCGACGAGGCAATCAGCATCATCTTCCGGAGAGGCGAGTTTCCAGTTGTCGTATCCAATAGGGAGTTCCATTATTCATCTCCAAAGCGACACAAGTCATACGCATCGCACTGTCCGTACTTCCCAAAGCACGTTTGATTATTCAAAGCCATCGGCCAGTCCAGAACATCTCTTCCCTCAAATAGGGCTATCTTTCTCTCTCCTTCTTCAATGACTTGGACGAAGTGTTTGAGAGCATTGGGTGCTGGCTCAAGCGGACGACGGTCAAAGTCATGAGGTGCGGAGAGTTTGATTCGATTGACCAGAACTCCTGCAAACCTTTCTTTGTATCGAGCTTTACCGAAGAGTTGGTATCCAATGAACTGTCCATCAAGAATGTGCTGTCGGAGAGTTTTCGAGTTCAAGCGGTAGGCCGACTTGTGGTCAACAATCCACACTCGCTCATTGGCGTCCTCGATGATGAGGTCTGCTCGTTGAGTGTAGAGATGCTTCTTTGCTCCGAGGTGAGCTTTGAGTTGGTGCTCGACGTCGAGAACTTTCCACTCTTCAAAGTGCCAGTTGTGCCGATAGGCAAAGTAGGCGTCTTGTATCTGAGGGATAGCGGCCATCCATAAGGGAGACTCATCTTCATTCTTCTCCGCGAGGGCGACGATTGCATCTTCTGGTAGAAGCCAATCATCTGGATTCCCTCCTGTTTGTTTCTCTTTTAGTCTCTGGTAATGATGCGCCAGGGCAACATGGATCAGCGATCCATTTACTAAGGGAGCAGACACCTTGAATCCCTTTCCTGCAATCTCTCTCCACGCGAATAAACGTGGACAGCGGATCACATTCTGTATTCGGTGCCACCCTCTCTCGGAGGGGCCAGCGTCTAATAGTTTCATTGCCTGTTCCTTTTTAGTATAGTCAAGTGAGCGTCGAATGCAAGACTCAAATGTCAAGAGGATGTCAACTGAGCCACTCTTTGGAGAAGACGTTCGCCTGCGCCCTCGGAGTTGTCGACGCCACCCAGGGCATTCTCAATCTCCTCAGCCGCTACATCTTCTCCTACCTCTCCGACGTGAGGAAGTTTGTCTAAGAGGAGGTCAGCTACATCCTCGTCTGCTGTGGTTCGTGCAATCACATACGAAACGAGAACTGCTCTCTTCTGTCCAAGACGAGAGAAACGTCCTTCCCATTGGATCACCTTGTCTGGAGTCCAGGGCAGCATAGCGATGAGAGCGAGGTCGGTGTCCTGCAAGTCTACGCTTTCTCCCCAAGCATCTCCTGTTCCGACAAGAAGACACGGACCAGGGTGAGACATATACTCGTGGCGAATCTCATCTCGGTCAGAGGGATCTGTCCCACCGTGCGCCCACCACATGCTGCATCCTGAAATCTTGTCTGCGACTTTCTTCAATCTCGCTGCGAGACGTTCACAGTCTAATCGTCTTCCAGAAAAGACAGTCACCTTCTGACCACACTTCAGGGCAGACAGCACCCGGTCCTCTACATAGGAGTGTTTGCGAGAAGCAGCTTCCATTAGCAGGGTCTCGAAGAAACTCTCTCGTCCTTCTTCTCCTCCTGCCTTTGCCATCTTCTGGGCCTTAGCGAGTTCTCGCTTCATCGCAGAGGGCTTGTCTTGTTCTGATACTTCTAATCGAACAACCTCTCTCCTCTTCTTGGGCAGATGCTTGTTCACCTCGTCTCGGGTGACTCGAACCTTTACTTCCCGAAGGCGATCCCGGAGTTCCTCGACGTTGCTCTTTCCGAGGTACTCATAGCCATAACCATTGTGTTGACCCGCGCAGTACCGAATGCCGAACTGATGGAAACTACCCCACTGCCAGGGCTCAATGATGTCTAACTGAGTCCACAAGTCTCTAACCCTCCCGGGCACAGGAGTAGCCGTTAGGGCAAGACGTCTTTCTGTAACCGCAGCAATCCTCCGGGCAGAGTCCAGACTGTTCCCGAGTCCATCAAATCGAATCGACCCGTCAGGCATAACTGTCGCCTTGGTATGTTTGGGTCGTCGTAGCCAGTGAATCTCATCCCACACAGCTACGTTGGGTCGAGCAAGAACAATCTCGTCTACCCAGTATTTGATTGTCTCCCATGCAGTAATGTACAACTTGGTAGGGTCGAGCGGTATTTCTCTTGCCTTCTGCCCTTTTAGCAACACGGGCTCAAGAACTGTGTAGCGTTCACACTGCTCCGCCCATGTCCCCCGAGCCGCAGCTTTGGTGATGACGAGCTTGATTCCCATCGGCGCGATTCCGATTGCATAGACCAGTCCGACTAAGGTCTTGCCCGCTCCAGGAGGAGCCCACCCATGTGACCCCGGCATCGCGAAAGCCTTGCGAAGCATTCGACGCTGATGCTCTTTCGCGAATCCATTGAGGTCTTGTCTCAGTAGAGGGTTGGATAAGAACCCAGAAACTACCTCGTCGGGAACTTCTCGAATACCCGGTGAGGGCCATCCAATAACTGAATGGGCGTTCAGTGGAACTCGATAGGATCCATTCTTGTTTGTCCAGATGCCAGGGATATTCTCCGCACCATCGGGCACACTTCTGCTAAAGACGAACGGCCTGTTTTCCATCGTCTCTTCTCCTTTGTTTTTATGAAAGACC